TTAAACCTGGAGAAGGTTATAATCGTGAGATTCATTGGGAACAACTGAGCGAGCGTGATGTAGAAGGGCTACGCGAGGGTCAAGTTCGTCAAACTGTTCAAGAAATTATTGCTGAAACTGAACACAATGTGATGATCAATCTGCATGATCGTACTGAAGTTCACCGATCAATTGCATCAGCACTTGTTGAATGGCGAGATGTGCATATCATCAATTCTAAACAAGATGCTCCGTTCAACTTTGATGCACTCAAAGAAGGTAAGCATGTGATTGTCGGCGGGGGTATGTTTGCTCGTGGTCAAACTTTTGATCGAGTTCAGACTCTCATTCTAGATAAAATCTCAGCTCATCAAGCTACACTCTTACAGGCTGTGGGACGACTATTTGGATACAAGCCATATCCACTCACCTTAGCTTGTACACAACAACAGTGGGACTATATTCAGTCAGCCTTCTTTATTGAAGATCTAATCTCCAAAGAAGAGATTCTCATGATGCCTCCTGCTCAACGACATGAATGGATTCGTTCACACTGTACTCCAGATCCAAAGTTGAAGGTGTTTGGTCCAAAGTCAGGTGGTTGGAAACAGCATATTATTGACGATATTGCTACTCATGCGCCCGAGTATGTGGTTGAATATGACGACGCATGGTTCAACAATCCAACTATCACCATGTTTCAAAGACTAGTCGAAGGAGCACCACCTCCAAAGGGTGAGACAGGCTTTATGGGTACGTGCAAGTGGGGTAATCGTTCTGTTCAACGCTATATAGACGACTTTATCAATCAACATCCACAACTAAAAGCACACTCAGAGCTGAACGAGCGAGGAGAGCTGAGACGCAAATGTTTAGTTCCTCCACTGTGGGAAGAATGGACTCTGAACGGCGAAACTCACAGAGAGGTAGAACAGGTAGATCGTAGAATTCATACACGCGATGACCTTTTAGAACACTTTTACATCGACAACTCACTAGCTGATGCCAAAACTCGTCAAACTTGTGTAACACCTTATGTAGGGAGCATTTTAGCTGATGGACGGATTGCAGTGTGGCAGAATCTAAATCGAGGTTCTAAAGAGACAAGACAAAAAAGCATCTTGGAACCACCTACAGCTGCATAACGGCTGACCCAGCAATTGTTCGATGAACCAAAAACTCACTAAACAACTAACCCCAGTCTATAGCAATCATAGACTGGGTCATCTTTTAACTGTAGACTTCCATCCCAATTTAGAGTAATATAACAACATAAAGAGTAACAACTAACTCGTCATTTCTAAACTTCTCAAATCTACTTTTTAACCCTTCCCAGTGCATTGACAGCATCCAAAATCTATGCTAGTATTACTTATCTAAAGAGTAACAACGTTTTCACACAGCGTTATTTTTTTTTGTGACAGCGATCACACGGCTATTAAACAGGCTTGACCAGCTGTTACATAGCGTGTATCCAGCAAGTACAATCCATTAAAAAAGGATCGTAGATCTACTACTCTTTACGACCGTAGGGAGTAAACGCTGTACCAGCTGTTGAACTTCGTTCATTCATTAGATACCTTTTCCCCACAGATAACGGCTATTTCCCTTCCACGCGAAGCGTGCGTTCATTTTACACTTTTAACACGAAGTGTTTAAGTGCAGCGCATCGAACCCACAACTTGTTGATCAGCTCGCGAACGGAGTTCGCTTGGGGCTGCGCAGCGGGACCTCGCGACAAGCTTTTTTTGATATTTTAGGGTGCCAAACAGCTAAAATACTCCGTATTTTTACTTATTTTACACTATTTTTGATAATTTCTTTGATTTATTGGTGATTCGTGCTCAAAAAGCTATAAAATCACCTTTTTTTGTGCTTCGCGACCGTAGGGAGCGGGAGTTTGCTTGCATATTGGGCTGTTTTTATGGTAAAATACCAGGGTGGGGAGGGGTCTAGCCTATGACTAGAGCTATTTTTGTATTTTTACTAGCTATAGACCACGTAATTCGATAAAGTACTTCGTTATTGCACTGGCGCATGCACACTTATAGACTTACTTACGTAAGTACTTGACCTAGCAGACGAATCGACTTTCGACTTGACACTTAGGCTGGTGCAGTGGCGCCGTGCAAGCACTAATCGTCTTCGACTACACCTGTGCTATCAATAAATCTGTCGAATAGTTGGTGCAGACCTTCACGATCTGGTTTAATTTGATCTGTCTGCCAAATATATGTAGTATCTGTTTGGGGCTGTAATTTCCCTATTTCGCTTACCCACTGTTCTTGGGCATCATCACGAAGAAATGATAGTCTAATTCCAGGCATGGTTTATCCTTTTACAATAAAAAGAGGGGCAGGAAAAAACCCTGCCCCTTCAATGATTTAGTTAGCTTGCATTGCGATCAAACGCATGATTGCATCTTTGGTAGCTCCTTCAAAGCCAGACACATCAAACCCAGTTCCCTCAAGGTCACGAAGAATCTCTTTCTTAGTTGGGCCTTGCTCCCGAGTTGACTTAGCTTTTGGAGTCGCTACATATACACCTTCACGAACCAGCTTAGAGCGTACTGAACGGATGCTCTTGTCGATAGAGGCTGCAATAGCTTCTACGGTTTCGCCAGCTTGGTACTGGTCGATAATGGTTGCGGTTAGTTCGGGTGTGTAGTTTACTTGTGCTGCCATGTTGCAGTCTCCTTCTCTCTGATTGTTATAAGTGATATTAACAGCTTTGAAAGGATTAAGCAAGTCAAAAGTGAACTTATTTTTTGCTTTCTGCCCCAACGTCTTAACCCTCTCTCTGTCTTGATGTGATTATTATATAAAAGTTTTAGCCAACAATCAAGCGAAAAGAGACTTCAGATGCAACAAAATATTTTTTGCTTTTGAACTAAAAAAACACTTGACTTGATCGCATTTGCACTGGCGCTGGAAGCGACTGACTTTGATTCTTATTCTCAATCGCACAAAATTACTTTCACTTTCTACTTGACAATCGTCGAACTACTACTGGCGCTACGCACCCCACCCACCCTCCGAATTGCATTAAGTATGCCGCGTAAGTTTTCTATTGACACAGCTAACCCTTTGTTTTAATTGCATTTTGATGGTTTAACAGTAGCAAGTAACGCATTGTTTTTATTGACAAAATGGGGTTCGCGCCCGGCCACCTGTAAGTCGTTGATATCATTGAATTAAACGCGTTTTAAGTGTGACCGGCGCAAGTGCTTGTTTTTGTAAAGAAAAACGGGTCTTTCGACCCGCTAAGTTTACCATGATTTGTGAAATTAAAGTTGAGAAATAATAGTTTCAATAACCCGATTGCGTCCATGATCTCGATATTCCATGTCAATGACGTTCCAATCAAAATTGAGTTCAAACATTGCGTTTTTCTTTTGAGTGATTGAATCAAAAGCATCAAGCGATTTTGGATCATTCGGGGAATATTTCCAATAGCGAAGCGGGTCATCAATGCGGCGTGACAATAGTTGACGCTGCTTTTTTTCATTGACCGAAAGCCAAACCTTGACGACTTCAAATTGTTGGTCATGTTCCCAGTCTGTTACGTCACGCATGAAATTTTTATATTGACGATCAGAACACCAGCCCATAACAGGCTGCAATAAAGCGCGGCTATACCATGAGCGATCATAAATAACCATTTGCCCCTTTTTTGGCAAAAGCTTTTTCCATTCGGGCAACCAGCATTTCATCATGCGCTTGCTAGGCATGAATGACGGCTGGACGCGATAGGCATAGGGTGGCATGTAGCGGGTGATTTCTTTGACCGTTCCAGATTTGCCCGCACCGTCTCGGCCTTCTAAAACGATGGCAACGCGTCTGCCGTTGGCGTGGATATTTTCCGCAAGTTCATTTAACTTGATAAAATTTTGCAATCTATTTTCAAACATTAGAAACCCCCATTAATTAAGAGATAAAGCGCGCCACCCCAAATGATTGTGTCAGTGGCAATCGAATAAGCCAGATAAAGGCTAACAAGAATTTTTTTCATGGCATCAACCCCACAATAGCCGTAACCATTACGGCAGAATTTACGAATAGAATTGGCTTGTCTTTTATAGCCAACCCATGAACCAACCAGCAAAGCGAAGCAATCAGGCCAACCATGATTGCAAAATGGGTTGGCAATCCAAGCGATAGGCAAGCCATCTGCCCGATAACCAAAAATGACCCAATCCATCCAAACATATTAAGCAACCTTTCTAGCAATTTTTTCGGGATTGATAACAGCAATTCCGATTTTGCGAAGTGTTGAGCGAACCGAAGCCGCATCATCAAACATAACCTTGTTTGCTTTTGCAAATTGCTTGAGAGACAAAAAGCTGTTAAGCTGTTTAGCTTTTAGGACGCCATCAGCTTCCATATTGCCTTTAGGTCTTGAGATAATTTTGTCAGGACAGATGCCCTCATTTTGCAAAAATTCAAAATCTGCATCCTGCATATTTCTAGCTGTGCAGACCATGACAAAATCGCCAGCTTTTTGACGCTTGCGAACCTGTTGAGCCAAAGGCAAAACCTTGTCAGCAAAAATCTTTTCAGCAGTGGCATTTTCAAACCATTTGGCAAGATCAAGCGTGCCATCTGATTTGACCATCTGGCGATGGCTGCTATCAATGATTGTTCCGTCAAGATCGAAGATTGAGATATTTTTAATCATGGTTTTTTCTTTCTGTTATTGTTTCTTTCTATAGTATATATATAGTCATTCTGACCCCAAAAATCAAGGGGTAAAGTGAAAATAGTTTTTAACGTTTTCAATGACTTATCATTTTTATTTTCCTTATAAATCAATGGGTTAGGCGAAAATCGCCGGGGCCCCGTAAGTGGTTGATATTGCAAGCAAAAACGCCTTTTAGAGCGTCACGCCTTGCAATATCAAAACCTGTAATGCCAGAATTGCGATTGGCACGCAAGTCCTGATGATTTCTAAAAATAAGCGAAATTTATCCATGTCAAATTCTCCTTAGCATAGCGGATCAAAATCATGCCATTCCTGCATTTCGTCAGGCTGGCCGTCATCTTCATGGTTCAAAATCCAGTCGCACTCATCACAGCAAAGGAAGTCCCCCTCTGTCTCGATTGCCAGCCATTGGCAATCGTCGCAACCTTCTTGACCTGTAGTTTCCCAAATTTTTTGCATTATGCAACCCCTTCAATAACAAAATTTTCCCAAATGTGGTGGTCAAAATCACGCGGATTCTTGACAACCTTGACGCGCTTTTTGCGATTCAAAATCTTGAGCAAAATTTGCGCCTCAATTTTCGTATCTTCAAATGCGGTATGAGCCTCGACAAACTCAGGCATTTGCATTTCAAACTTATAGACATTTTCCGCGCTAGTCGAATAAAACTTGCCGCTGGCAGTTGGTGGGGCAGTGTAGGTCTTTGGTGCAGAAATTGCCCAGTTGCCCCAAATGTCGAGCAGTTCAACCGACTGTGACAAAAACTTGTTGCCCAGCTTCATGCGCTTGGTGGTGATGTTAAGAGCGCGACAATCAAAGCCAGCATTATAAGCGCAAAGGATGACGCGATAGCCAGCCGCCTTCAGATGGGCAATGTGCATATTCAGCAAGCGGCGACCAACAGCAAAGCTAGTCACGCGGTGTATACCCTTGTCCATGCGGCGAGCGTAGCCCTTAACCTTGTTGATGAAATAAGGCTTTTCAGTGACAGCCACGTCAAAGAAAACCATATCAGCCTTGCCAAGAACATTTCCGCGCTTGTCAATAGTAGTCCAACCAAAATCAAAAACCAGTTTTGAAAAACCAGAAGTCTCAGTGTCCATAACGATATAAGCATTTTTTTGAATAGTCATAATTTCCTCGTGTTCGTTGCTACCCTCTATATATAGTCATTCAAGGGGTAAAAATCAAGGGGTAAAGCGAAAATAGTTTCCAATGAAAACAGTGGGTTATCATTTTTATTTTCCTTTGTTTTCAATAACTTAGCGGTCGGCCGCCGGGCCCCGCTAACCCTTTGAATTGATTGGATTAAACGCTTGTTTGTTATGCAGTGCTGCGATGCTTCTTTTTGACCGTAGCACGCCCGTGGTTGGGCAAAAGTGTGCCTGTGGTTTTCTCATAAGCCGTTGCGATTTTGTAGATTTTCTGAAGCCGATTTTGGTCATAGCTAACCATCCTAATTTTTTGAGTTAAGGGGACAGGATATTTGCAAAGGCGATCAATCGCCGCAATTAATTTTAGCTTGTCTCGCATTTTTTGCCTTTCTGTTATAAGATTTTTTTGAGCGGATAACCTGAGGACGTAAAGCCCTCAGGTCTCTGGCTAACAGATTTCGCGGCTTAGTGCTGCGAGAAATACGAGAGCATTTCATTGATCGCCTCTTTTGTTGCGCCCATGAATCCGTCAACCGCAAAAGGGGCGACAGCTTCGAGCTGGATTAACAATTCCTTTTTGGTTGGCTCATCAGCCTTTCGCGTGGTGGTCTTTGGGGCAGCAACATAGACGCCCTCACGCACGAGCTTGGAACGAACCGAGCGAACCGATTTCTCGATTGATGCCGCGATGTCGTCAACAGTGACGCCATTCTGGTAATCTTCGATGATGGTTGCAGTGAGTTCAGCAGAGTAATTTACGTTTTTAGCCATTATGATAATCTCCTCAGATTAAGTTGTTTCATTGTCTATGTATTATATATAGTCATTCTAACCCCAAATTTCAAGGGGTAAATCAAATAAAGTTTCGTTTGTTATCAATGGCTTATCATTTTTATTTATCAATAAAATCAATGGGTTACGGGTCGCGGCCGGAACTGGCTAAGACCTTGTATTCATTCAATAAAACGCATGTTAGCAATCGAGGCATGGTTTGTTCACGTTTTGTTCCAGCTGGCGCTAGGTGGGGGCTAAGCCCCCGCCCCTTAATATTCTGCGCCAACATCTCTATCGCAATAGTAAGCGTCACCATTCTTTTTGCAGACCTCATCCTCATAAGGTGCGGCAATGCGGCGATATAATTCTAGCTTGCAACATTCCAACGCGCCTATCATCTCATTGAGATGGGCATAGCGGATGCCATTTTCAGCTAACATATTATCAACGAAATTAGAAACCAGCCAATTGAGATCACCCGCATTTGTTGGTGTCCAGTGTTGACCCATTCCGACTAATTGGTTGTGAATTTCATCACGGCGTTCTTGTGGGATATAAGGCATTATGCAGCATCCTTTTCAATATCAGCAATCATTTGCTTTTTAGTTTCTTCGATACGCAAAGCCATCTTTGCGCCTATAACCAAATCAGAAGTTGGCAACCAATGGAATTTTGGATAGTGAGTAAACGCAACATCCGAAATCTTGTTTGGTTGAATTGTTTTGCATGAGCCAACAGCGTAGACAGATTTGCCAAAGCCATAAGCCATTCCGAGTTCAACGAGTGCGCCTCGCTGTTCTTCATTCATATCCTCGCAATAGAGCAGAACGAAATCTGAATCGCGAACATCTTCAAAACAAAGAGTCCAAAGCTGATCCTTGTGATTCTGGACGATATCACAATCGTCAGTTAAATCTATCCAACGAGCCTTAACAGGAAAGCCAAGGTTGTCGCGAAGGTTTTGGAATTTTGTCTGATGCCAAACTTTTCCAGCTGTGTAAAATGTAGTCATGGTTTTATTCCTTTTCATTGTTTCTTTCTTATATATTATATATAAGCATTGTTAGCCTAAAAATCAAGGGGCAAAGTGAAAATAGTTTTGTTTGTTTTCAATGGGTTATCATTTTTATTTGTCAATAAAATCAATGGCTTAGGGCAAAACGGCCGGCGCCTGCTAACCCTTTGTAATGGTTAGCAGAAACGGGATTTAGATCAATCCGTAAAAGATTGATCCAGTTAGGTAGAAAAACCATGTAGTAACAGCCGTGGTAAAGGCTGTCGCTTTAGGCATTGCTTTCCAGCATTGGATATATTGTTCCATTATGATAATTCCTTATAATCCATCATTGCAAAAATAAATCCGAGAGCTGACCAAAAGATTGTCAGGATGCCGATAAAGCAAACGCCTAGCATAATCCAGAAGCCAAGTTCCTGATGCGGCAGATGTGACATGCCGAACGCTGATCCAGATAAGAGCAGAATTGCCTTGGCAAAAAGAGCAGCGAAAAGAATTGCTTTTACCTTGGCAGTTTTACGATGATTGATAAACATTAATTTGATCCTCCAAAAATTTCGTCAAATGATTGACCGAAGCCGTCAACGATTTCTTTTTCCATTGCGGCAATTTCTTCCAATGACATTTCTTTGGTCATTGCGTCCATTTCTTTTTCCAAAGCGTCTAAATCAAAATCCATTTTATTTCCTTTCATTATCTTATATATAATATATAAGCCTTTTGGTCGCATAAATCAAGGGGTAAAGTGAAAATAGTTTCCAATGAAATCAATTAGTTGTCATTTTTATTTGTCAATGTTTTCAATGGGTTAGGCGCAAGCGGCCGGCTTAGGTCAGGGTAATAATGTTGCGTAGGGGGCGGTTATGACGACATTATGTTGCGCCACCCTGTAGCGCACCTCTACACGGCCTCGAACTGGGAAATTTCGAAAAACAGGGTTAGTTCTTGACAACCCTTAAAGGGAAG